TAAAATTTGTGGGAAAGATATAACTGATATGTCTGGTAATGCAGTATATTGTGGATATTCTTGTAGAATTAAAAATGCGGGAAACAAAAAATGTGAAGGGAAGGAATTGGTTAAATGTGCTATTTGCGGTCTTGAGAGACGGAGTTTAGGTGGGCATATAAGAAGAACTCATAAAATTTCTTTGACCGAATATATGGAAAAATATGATAAAATAATGGATGATGTTATTCCAAAATCCGTTAGAGACAAAATTGGTGAAAAGGTTAGGGGAGAAAACAATGGCGCATATGGTCATGGGGGTAAATATTCTCCTTATAGCAAAAATTTTGTAAAATATGAAACTCTATCCGAAGAGGAAAAATCTGAAAAAATTGAAAAATTGAATAAGCAACATGGTCAGACTCATATAAAAAACCAAAAAAGTTCTAATCAGATAGGATATTGGATTAGACTCGGTTACACAGAAGACGAAGCAATTCAAAAAGTGTCAGATCGTCAAAAAACTTTCACCAAAGAAAAATGCATTGAAAAATATGGTGAGGAAGAAGGTTTGAAACGATGGAAAGAACGGCAGATTAATTGGCAAAATACATTAAAATCAAAACCAATTGAAGAACAAGAAAGAATAAATAGGTCAAAATTTAAAAATAATGGTTATTCAGAAATTTCGCAAAAATTATTCCTTGAAATTTATGAAATTATAAAAAATGACTATAATGAAATATTCTTTGCAAAACACGGAAATAACAATATGTTTAATAATGGAGAATACTCACTTCATGATAGTGCCGGTTTTATATTTCTTGATTTTTTAGTAAAAGACACAAAAAAATGCATAGAGTTTGATGGTGATTACTGGCATGGCGAAGCAAGAGGAAATAAGACAAGAGAAGAAACTCGTAATATGAGAATAATTAATCAAGGTTACAATCTTCTCCATGTACAAGAACGAGATTACAAAGAAAATCCACAAAAAATAATACAGGAATGCCTAAATTTCATACATGGATAAAAAATTTATTGATGAAATTGATATATCCGATTATGAAGTATTGACCCCATCCGGTTGGAAGGACTTTGATGGAATATGCAAAACAATACCATATGATGTTTATACATTAGAGCTTATTGATGGTACTCAACTAAAATGTGCGGACAGTCATATTGTAATATCCAATGGAATAGAAAAATATATTTCTATGTTATATCCTGGTGATATTGTTGATACTATAAATGGTCCTACTGAAATCACTAAAATATCTCATACCGACAAAAAAGAAAATATGTATGATCTCAGAAATGTAGATGGTGGGATATATTATACAAATGGAGTATCATCTCATAATAGTACTTCTGTTGCAATATTTTCTTTGTGGTATGCTATGTTTCATCCAGATAAGACAATTGGTATAGTGTCCAATAAACAGTTATCAGCGGTTGATATTCTCAATAGATTCAAGATAATGTACGAAGAGTTACCAGTATGGTTGAAACCTGGCGTAACCGAATATCAGAAATTGGGTATTGAGTTCGATAATGGAACAAGAATACTTGTATCTGCAACATCGCCAGATGCTTTTCGTGGTAGAACCTTGAATTTACTTATATGCGATGAATTCGCGCATGTCCCAAAGCATGTTCAGGATGCGTTTTGGGCCGCTAACTATCCAACCATTTCCAGATCGGAAGAGGGAAAAATAGTTATTATTTCGACACCTTGTGGGCCTTTTGATTTATTTCATAAGATTTATACAGAGGCAATTCATAAAGAAAATTCATTTGTTCCATTATCTTATGATTGGAGATGTGTTCCTGGTAGAGACGAAAAGTGGGCCGAAGCGCAGCGAAAAAACCTTGGAAAACAGAGATTTGCACAAGAATTGAATGTGGAATTTATTGGTTCTATCAATACGGTTATAGACAAAGATGTTCTTGAAAGTCTATTTTTCAACATAAAAGAACCAATTAAAATAGAGATGCAAGGCTCTCTTAAAATATATGAAAAACCAGTAGAACATGCAATATATGTAATTGGTCACGATCCTTCAAAGGGAACAGGTCAAAATGCTTGTTGCAGTCAAGTATTGAAAATCATATCGTTGAAACCTCTTGAATATTCTCAAGCGGCTGTATTTCTTGATAGCAGAACAAATGTGTATAAACAGGCAGACTTCCTTTATAAATTAGCATCCTATTACAATAATGCCTATGTTATGTGTGAAAACAATGGAGAAGGTTCGCCTGTTGTCAATAGATTATGGTGGGATCATGAGTATGAAGGATTAGTAAATGATAGATTATCTGGTAAAAAGGAAGAGGTTGGTATTCGGGCCACAATGAAAAATAAGCCAAAATTGGTATTATTAATGAAAAAACTTATTGAAGACGATAAGTTACATTTGTTTGACAAGGATACTATTGAACAGTTGGCAACATTTGTGGAAAAGGGTGGAAGATTTTGTGGGAAAGATGGAATGGACGATGATGCTGTATCTGGTTTATACTGGGCTTGCTGGTTTTCAAAAATGGATATATTGGAGGAATCTGTTGAATTGAGTCCTGAAAAACATCCAGAAAATGAAGATGATGATGTTTGGTCTTTTATGACAGACAATGAAAGTGGATATGTAAATCCATTGCAATCTGAAATTTTACCCGATATTTACGAAAATATTTCTGGCGATCCTACCGTATTATTCGATTAATCTAAAATTATTCACAGTTTAATTTATATAAATATAATAGAAAAGAAAATCTATATGGGGAACTTTATATGACAAAGACCGAGTTAGCTGAAAAAATCAGACGCAGGTTGGGATACCCGTTAATCAAAGTTGAGCTTGAACCAGAAATGATTGCAGATAACATTGAATATGCAAGACAAAAGTTTATAAAATGGGCAATTGGTCAAGCCACAACCGACCGTTATTACACTATGATTTTATATGGAAATATTGGAACATATGATTTGTCTGGTAATGTTTTGGAAATTCTTGATTATGATATTTCTGGAATGGGAACGGTTCATCAATTATTCACTATCAACAATTATTTTTATAACCAAGGAATGTATGATGCTGTTTTATTTAGTGGAATGTCAAATAGTGGATATTCTCTCATATCTTATCATATTGCAAGAGATTTTCTTGAAACCGTTCAAAGATATGTAGTATCCCCATATGATTATGTTTATCATAGATATACAAATCAATTGGAAATTATACCTACACCGGTAACAGGTGGATCATTATCAATGTATGTTGCTTCAAGCGGAACATATGTAACGGTTGATTCACCTGGTATTATACTTTTGCGCTGTTCTGTTGCAGAGGGAACCGATGAAAACTTGTATGATACTATGTGGGTACACGACTATGCACTTGCATTGTGTAAAATTTCCCTTGGACGAGTAAGATCAAAATTTGCAAATTTTAGCGCAATCGGGTCAAACATTGCACTTGCTATGGATGGTGATACCCTATTACAAGAGGGGCAAGCCGATATGGAACGATTAGAAGAAACGTTGAAAAATGAAGAAGTTTTTGATGGATACGATATAAGTATCGGCTAGGTAACTTATTGAAATTTAAGGAGATTTGATGACAACACGGTTACGGAGCCCTTTAAATGGCCATAATAAACCAAAATGGAACCTTTATGATATTAAGGATAATCCAGAATATTTTCTTGCTGAATCCTATGCGTCGGAATTTTGCGATATTGTTGGAATAGATTGTATATATTATTTAAGAGATCCATCGGTTATTCCAGATCCTTTGTATGGAGAATTTCCAACAAAAGGATACCTTGAAGGAAAAAAGACAAAAATACTATATGGTGTTGATGAAATTCCTACATTATATGGGATGTTTGGTATGGTCGCAACGGATAGTCTTATTGCCCATATTCCGCAATCCATTTGGTACAGAGATGTCAGTAAAACAGCAATGCCGAGTCCAGACGATGTTATTGTAATAGATTTTTACCAAGAAGACTATAATGGTTCAATAGAAGGAAGAACATTCAAAGTAAATCACTCAGCTTTTGACCAGAGTATATTTCAGCTGAAATCTCTTGTACATGCTTTATATATTTCACCATACTCATTTTCT